TGATTCGTCGGTGTGGCCTATTTGATTTTAAATGTAGTTAAGGTCAAAGTAAGTGTTATGGTGTTCGGTTTGCCTCAATTTTTTTTTTTTTTTTTTTTTTTTTTTTCAAGCAGAAGACGGCATACGAGATAGGCGTCCGTCTCGTGGTCCCTTCACGTCTCGGGGCCATTAACGATTTTGAGGCTCCCCTCCCTAAGAAAGGCGATGAAGTATGAGCAAAGAAGAACGCGTTAAGAAAGAGATCGCGCGGCTTCGCAAGATATTCGAGAACATGCCCGAAGATGTGCTGAAGGTGTCTGATGGCTTGATAACCCAGGCGGCCAGGATGCGCGTTTCTCTCGATGATATGTGGATTGACATCTGTGAGAACGGCGATATAGAGATGTTCACGCAGTCAGCCGATGCCCCGGCCTATGAGCGGATGCGCCCTGTGGCGCAACTGTTTAACAGCCGGGATAAAGCCTATCAGACGATCGTAAAGCAACTGACAGACAGGCTCCCAGATAAGAAGGAGCGGGAGGACGCGAAGGATGCACTAAGACGGTTTAACGCGGGGTGAAATGATGAACTGGCCGAAAGAGTACCTGTCACAGATTAGGTCAGGCGAGATAGTGGTGGGTGCCGACGTTCGGGCTGTGTACGAGCGCGAGTGTGCGTGGATGGACGATGAGAGTTTCCTGTATCGGTTTGATGAAGCTGCCGGGGAACGCCCGATACAGTATGTCGAAACGTTTTGCCGAAACTCAAAAGGCAAGTGGGCCGGAAAACCGATTGAACTTGCGCTCTTTCAAAAAGCCAAGATTCAGCTTGTTTTTGGCTGGCTTGATGCAAACGGCAAAAGGCGATTCCGAGAGGTCGTTGACATCCGAGGCCGCAAAAACGGGAAGTCTGTAGAGACCGCCGCCGTTGAGTGGTATGTGCTGACATCCGACAGAGAGGGCGGTGCGGAAATATACTGCACGGCCAACAAACTGGATCAGGCCAAACTCATTTTTGATGAAGCGGTCAACATGCGGGCGCAGTCGCCAACGCTGCGGGAATCAACGAAAAAGAGGGTGTCGGACATTTATTATCCGGACACCTTTTCTTTTATTAAAGCGCTGGCCGCTGACACCAAGACAATGGACGGCCTTAACGCTCATTTCTTTAGTCAGGATGAATTTCACGAAGCGAGAGACAGTAAAATTTATGACGTAATGGTCCAGTCTCAATCCGCCCGCGAACAGCCTTTAGCGTGGCTGATCTCTACCAATGGTTTTGTGAGAGAAGCCTTTTTTGATACAAAGCTGGCCTACTGCGAAAAGGTGGCAAGGTGGGAGAATGGGTTTCACGATTATCGTTTGCTGCCTTTGCTTTACCGGCTGGATTCGCGGGAAGAGTGGACAAACCCCGATTGCTGGGAGAAAGCCAATCCGGGATTAAGGGGCATCAAGAGCCTGGATACACTTCGCGAGAGCGTGGAGAAAGCTAAACGCGATGTAACTTTTCTCCCGACCGTTCTGACCAAAGATTTCAACATACCCGAAAACACCAACGCGGCATGGCTGACCTTCGAGGCGACCGTGAACGAGGTGGTTGTCCCGATGGAAATTCTTAAGCACAGTTACGCCGTGGCGGGGTGCGATCTTTCTGCCACAACAGACCTCACATGTGCCACACTGCTTATCAAGAAACCCAAAGACGATAACCTGTATGTTCTGCAAAAATACTTTTTGCCGCAATCGCGCGTGGACACGGTGGAGCAATCCAACGCGAGAGAAGCGCCTTACCGCCTATGGGCCGAACAAGGCTGGCTGACCATCTGTGAAGGAGCGACCGTTGACTACCACGCTGTAACGCAATGGTTTGTAGACATGGTGGAGAAGCACGATATACGGCCTTTGTTTGGCGGGTATGACGCCGCTCTTTCTGGCTATTGGATCGAGGAAATGCGGGAGAGCGGGTTCGACTTTGAGAAGATTCGACAAGGGCCATTCACATGGAGTTATCCGCTCAAGCGATTGGGCGGGCTGTTCGAGGAACACAAGATCGTATATCAGAACAACCCCATGCTTCGCTGGTGTGTTTTGAATACCGGCATAAAAACCCTTAACAAAGACGGAATTAATACGATTCAACCTGTTAAGACAAGCGCCACAAAACGAATTGATGGCCTTGTCAGCCTGCTTAACGCTTTTACCTGCTACTGCAACCACGAGGACGAGATGAACAACTATGTGAGGTGATGCAATTGGGATTTTTATCAAACCTATTCAGGCGCGAAACGGTGAGGCTGGCTTATCCGTTCGTGTCGGGCAACATCGCCTCATTCGACGGAGTTGCGTATGAGCACGAACTTGTCCGGGGGATCATTGACGCGATAGCGAGCCACGCGGCCAAAGCTGACGCGATGCACGTCGTGGTGGATGCACAGGGGCGAATCAAGGAAATCAAACATAACTCGCCTTATACCAAACTGCTGAACGCTCAACCAAACCCGATGATGACGGGTTATGACCTGAAGTATCGGATGTTCAGCCAGCTGCAGCAGTACACCACGGCATTCTGCTATGTGCGGTGGAATGGCATAGCGCCCGAAATGCTGCTCCCCGTGGATTACAGTTCGGTCAAGGTGTTTCGGGACGGCGTGAATTATTTTGCGGAAGTCACCTGGAAGGACGGCGGGCAGGCTACAGTTCCGCTGGATGACTTGATCGTGCTGCGCAAAATGTTCGGCAACGGGGAGGCTATGGGCGACGGCAACGGTCCGCTGCAAAACACACTGGACGTTATCAAAGCGGGCGATGAAGGATTCAAGGAAGCTGTTTCCGTGTCGAACAAGGTGCGCGGAATCTTCAAGGCAAAAAAGCCGATGCTGTCACCCGGAGACAAACAGGCAATGGCTGACACCTTCGCGGCACAGTTCGCAGCGGCGGCTAAATCAGGCGGCATTGTGGCAATCGACGCGATGGAAGAGTATACGCCGCTGACAGCCCAAACAATGACCGTCGGCGCGACGCAGATGCAGGAGATCAAAAAGAACCTGTACCGTTACTGGCACGTCTGCGAAGCATTTGTAACCGGTGACTATACAGATTCACAGTTTCAGGCAAGTTTTGACGGAGCGATCGAGCCGTGCCTTATTCAAGCGAGCCAAGCGTTCACCAACGGATTTTTTACACCGACTGAGCGCAACCATGGCAACCGGATCATTTTCAATACATCCACACTGATACACGCGAGTGTGGATACCAAAATCAAGCTGCTTCAGACCGCCCGTGAGAACGGGCTTTTTACTGTCAACGAACAGCGTGAATTGTTCGGTTTCTCCCCGGTTGAGGGCGGAGACGAGCGCATGGTGTCGCTGAATTACGTCAAGGCGACAGATCAGAGCAAATACCAGACGGGTGAACAGACAGACGATAAGAAAGGCAATGAGGACGATGGACAAAACAAAATTGAATGATCGCCGGTTTGAGTTTCAGGCCCGATCCATCCCTGTTGAAGGACAGCCTGATGAGATGTGGGTTGAGGGCTACGCCGTCCGTTTCAATTCGCCAACGGTGCTATTTGAAATTGACGGTATAGAGTACCGGGAGCAGATAAGTTCTGATGCGTTCACCGACGCAAAAATGGATGATGTAATTCTGCAATATGACCATCAGGGCAAGGTAATGGCGCGTACCCGTAACAACACTCTGCAACTAAAAACAGACGAATCCGGCCTCTTTATTCGCGCAAGGTTGAACGGAACGGAAGAGGGACGGAGGCTGTATGACGAAATTCAAGGCGGTTACATTGACCGCATGAGTTTCCGATTCACCATTGCGAAAGAATCATTCGACCGGGATCAAAGGCTGTGGACTGTCGAGAGGATTAAGCGCCTCTATGACATTTCTGCTGTTTCGCTCCCGGCTTATGAGAATACCAGTATTTCGGCGCGAATGGCTGACGCGGAGGCGGATGCTCGGCAACGTCAGCAGGAGTTGGACAACTCACTTTTGCGCATGAAGCTGGAACTGAAACTCAAACTGAACTAACGAGAGGAAAATAACCATGACTGAAAAACGCCTGAATGAGATCGCTGAGCGCAAGGCCGCGATCCTGAAAGAAATGGACGCCGCCAACGCGGAACAGCTCCGCTCCCTGAACACCGAGGCCGACAAGCTGAACGAGGAAGAGGCTCAGCTGCGCGGCAAAATGACTTTGAAAGGCAAGGTGGAACCTGTGGCAAAGCCCGAAGAGCGCAAAGATGAAATGGAAAAGCGCGGCCGCGACCTGCTTGAAAAGCGCTCCGTGACCGTGGCGACTACCGGCGTGCTGATGGCCGATCACCAGTCCACCACCATTCGCCCGACCTTCAACGAAGTTTCTTCGCTGCTGGACCGCGTGAACGTGCTGAACCTGCCCGGCGGCGAAAGCTTTAAGCAGCCCTACGA